GGCTTCAAGCCATTTAAAAAACTTCTCTTGTTTTTCTTGAGGTAGATCTTTAAATTTATATGTACGCGTATTCATGATGAGTCCTATATTTATCCACCGAAGACAGTAACCATATCAGCAGTATACTGAAACACGTTGTACGTTTCTCCTTCTGCTGAGACCGGGCCTACGTAAACAATTCTAAAATTAGCCCATCCTAAGGTACCAGCAGGAGAGTAAGTAAAATCAGAAACGCCCATAATAAGATCGCCAACTACTGGCGCTGGAGGAAAGTCATTTGAATCTTGTAAGAATATACTGCCAACAATAACTGAATCATACCCATTACCAATAACAGGCAATTCAATAGTGATAGATGGAAGACCAAAGTTGTAAATGTTGTAGGCCACATCAACTTCATATACCTGCCCAATTGCAGTAGGAGCGGGTAACGCAAGAACATCCCCCCATTGCATTATTGTGGTGGTTCCCCCGCCACCGCCACCGCCACCGCCAGTGACTGGAACCCACTCACCATTTTCATCGAGTTGCTGGAAGCCGTTTTTAGACCGGAACGGACCGGATACGGTAGAAATACCCATTTGAAACCTCACATGCGAGTAGCATACCAGTCTGCATGTCGTCGCCGGGTCGTCTGGTATGCTGAATTTGGATACCCCGGATAGGGGCGTTATACCACACTAACTAGAAAAACAGAAGGGGGCCGAAGCCCCCCTCCGTACTACTTAGACCACTACAGGTTCAGCACCAGCAGAGCCGTAGATCCCGAGGGGATCCGACACACCGAAGCTGTAACGCTCACGAGCCTTGTAGCGGCTGTTACCCGTATCGAAGTCTGCATCCATCGAAGTCTGCATCGGGGTACGGATAAAGTGCTTCAGGCCGTTCGGCACATCAGTGGTCAAGAACCATGCGTTCGGATCGGTCAGCCAGTGGTTAACAGTGTAACCGCCCGGGATCGAACCGTTGCTCTTGATCGCGTTGATGTTGTTATCCGTCGTGTCAACCTGCAGCTCGGTTTCAAGCAGGCGGGTCGCAACGAACTGGAGTGCCGAGGGGATAACCAGCTTAACCGGCTTAGCGGCGATCAGCAGGCCACGCTCATCCGTCCATGCAGCAATCTGAATAACTGCAGCTTCAAGAGCCGTTTCGTTCAGATCAGTGGGGACAGCGGGGACGTTGCTGTTGACACCACCAGAGATCAGCGGATGGTTCGCGTTGAACAGCGAAACGCCGTCACCATAAACCACAGCCGGATCAAAACCGGTGTTCAGGATAGCCGCAGCTTTAACCTGCTTGGTGTACGCCATCGCCCGGGCGAGCGACTTGGTATACCGCGACGAAAGACTGTCGTACAGGTTGTCCTCGATGGCCTCTTCGGTCAGCGAGAAACCCATAGCGATGGTCTCGTGGTTATAGCGAGCCGTCCAAGCTTCCTGTGCGTTGTCATACGCAATGGCCGCACCCTCGTTCTTGACGGGAGCTGCCGAGAAACCAGAAAGCTTGGTTTCCTCTTCAAACGAACGCTCGGAGGTCTCCGTCTCGAAGATCTCTTTGTGCTCTTCAGGATAACGCTTATACTCCAGACCAAACAGGGCATTAAGTCCCGGGAGGAGTTCTTTCAGTAGTTGTGCGCGTGAAATAGCCATTTTTTAGAACTCCTTAGAGAATGGCGTCACCGGTAGTACCGGGCCAATAATATTCGTGACCGCCGCCCCAATACATAGTAACCTGATATCCATCAACCTGATATCCGGGCATGTTCCACTTGACAATCAGCTCGACAAAACCGGCAGAAGTAGCGGTCTCAGGCACCACGTCAACCACACGAACCGGCATCAGAGGCTGTTGGACAATGAAGAGCGGATTATAAAAATCAGCCACACCGTACAGGCTATCACCCGTCGTGGTATTACCGGGATTCACGGCAACCAACAGGTTACGACCGATATACTGAGCGCCGACAGCACCGGGAACTACACCACCCGCCGAGTAAACATCGTCGTAGTAGTTGGGCACGTTGTTCACGTACACGACCTTGAAGAGCGCATCGGGGTCATCCACCACATAAGCTTGGATGTCGTCAGCGATCGTGTTCGCGGGGTAATACTGCGAGAACATCTTCTGCTTCGTATACGGGTTCGTAAACGAGCAACCCATGAAGACGCCGATGGTGTAGGGTTGCGAAGCAACTGAACCAACCGAACCAAGGCTAGCCGCCGACAAGTCTTGTACAACGACAGTACCGTCAATCGGGAGGCCGCTCGTCGAATCACGAAGGATCTTGACCGGATCACCATAAAAAATGTTTTGGGCATACCCGCTAGCGATTCGCATCGATCGGGTACTACCAGCGTACGGCTGACCACCAATTAGATTGATGGGCCGGAATCCGTACGGCTTAGAAACAGTAGGATAAGCCATAATAAACTCCAGAATTAAGAACCGCGTCCGAACGACACCTTAGAGCTACGCTCACGGAAGAGCGGCATACGGGGGTCATTCTCGCGCATGAAATTGTTGTCCACTGCGTTCATTTGTGAAGCGGTTTGAGCCTTATAGAACTCATTCCGTTCTTCCATGATCTCAGATGGGATCTTACAAAGCATCAGGCCACCGATCACAATGTTGTCTTTGAACCGATCATGCTCGGCCATACCCATTGCAATCTCAGGATGGTCAGAAGCTTTAACGGGCTCCCAGCCCTCACGCAACTTGGATGTAATGTTACGAGGATCATCCTTGCCAAGCGTACTGACACGGACCCAGTGATAAGAGTATCCCGGTTCCCGATTGGGTACAGGCAGGACATCCGGCTGCTTCCACGAAGCGCGACGGGCTTTCTTCTCACGGGTTTCTAGATTACGGTCAATCCGGTTCTCAGCCATTTTGTTTCCTCATATCGATAGCAACCTGACGGGCGTATTGTTCAGGCGTCAACCCAAGTCGTTTAGCAAGCTTAACCGCAGACTCCGTTAGCACAATTTTAGTGGGCGCAGTGCTTCGGGATACTGGGGCTACTACACTACTTTTGCGCGGCTTTACAGCCGGTTTTTCGGTTTCAGGCTCGTCGAAACGGTCCGGAAACACTTCACGCATACGAGAGTTAATCCTCTCGTAGTATTCGTCACTGCGAGTATCTACACCTTCTTTGACGAGCCGCTGATGCACGCCCAGAGCAAAACTCGTCATTTCGTCGTCAGAACCAAACCAATCATTAGCTTTTTGCCAATCAACTGCTTTAGTATCTACAACAGGTTCTGGGTCGGTAGGTTGTACTTTTACAGGAGTTTCTTTCTTTTGTAAAGGGGGCGACTTTAGTACCGCTACCCGCTCAGACTTAATCTTTGCAGACGTCAATGCTTCCTGAGCGGCAACGACTTTATCCGAATCGCCCGACTCGTACGCCCTTTTATACTCTTGTTTAGCCTGTTCAAGCTCAACCTTGGCGCGGATCTTCGCTTGCTCAATCAGGGTTTCCTGATTCTTATTAACAGACTCTTTTAAACTGTTGTTTTCTTCCAACAGTTTTTGAGCGAGGCGCACCGCTTCCTCACGCTCACGCAAGGCAGCTTCAGCCCTCCGACGCTCGTCGTGATACCCCTTTGACAGATGCTTGATCCGCTTCTGCGTCTTCTCAGAATACCCTTCAAGCTCCTCGTCGGTTACTTCTTCGGGAGGAGTTGAGGGTTTCCGGTTACGATCTTTGGGAGGCGTGTCGTCCACAACCTCGATCTCGACCTCACTCTCCGGCTCTTTTTTGGGGGTCGCTTTACCCTTCGGATCCGGCTTTTCAAAGATATCCGTTACCCCTTCCGGGGTCTCGATCTCAATAGTTTTATCTTCTTTATCGGGATCGGGGAAGCTAAATTCTACTTTTTCGATTGGCATATTAACCTCACGCTCGCGTAATACCGCGCGGATCGGCAACAACCCCGTCAATGGAGTCGTCGTTTAAGAACCGGTACTCCACCCCGTTTACACGGAACCGGGTACCACTGTTTGCCCGGAACAACACGTAGTCCCCAACCTGACACCACGGTCCTGTGGGGTAGCGTTCCGGATCTTGATAAGCCTGCGCCCCCATGTCCAGCACCAAACCCACCATCGACATAATATGTTCTTGGTGAATCGTCCGTTCCGCTTTAAGCAGTCCAGACTCGTATGTCTCTTCAACCTTCGGCAGGGCTATCAGGATCTTATACCCCACAGGTTTCGGTAATTGCGCTTCAAGCTCATCGTCGGTAATTGAGACTTGAGTAGTTTCTTCAGTCATCGTTATCATCCAAGTAGTTCTGAGCAAGGTCTCTGATTTCCCGCTGTGCAATCTCTAGACCTCGAATCAAGCCGCACAGATCTCGATACTGAGCAAAGTCAGCGACATTACCTGACTGCAGTACCTCAATAGCAGAGGACTTCTGGTCCTCGATTTTCTTAATCAGCACGTCAAAGACGGTTGTTACCACAACTCCTCCTATTTACCGGCTGGTTTCTGGTTCTGCTTACTGGCAGACGCCATCGTTTTTAACAGGTCAACCTCAAGTTTTCTCGCTGCCTGCTTATCCTGAGACTGGATCCGAGCTCCTTCTTTCTGAGCATCGATCTGCACACGCTGCGCCTCAAGCGCGAGTTTCTGCTGAGCCAACTGAGCGTCAGTGGCATCTTTCTGAGCTTTTCTCTGGACCTCCTGTTGTTTAATCTGCAACTCAGCTTGTTGCATCTGCACCATCGGATCCTGCTGCATCTGCTGAGCTTGCTGCTGCGCCGCCTGCTGCTGGTGTAACTGGGTAAGTTGTTTGGCCGCATCGGCAATGAGTCGAGAGAGCTGCGCCTCGAACTCATCAGACATCTCACCATCGGGCGGGGGCAGGGGTGCGCCCAGACGCTCCTCAATCTGTTTTCGGTATGAGAACCCTAAGTGCTCAGCAATATGCGCCTGAAGCGAAGCCATAATCTGCTGCGCCATCGGGTTCTGACCGATTGAAGCCGCGATCATCGGGTCCTGCATGAACGACATATGAGTCGCAATATGCGCGTCGTGGTCCTGATAAATAAACGCTTTTAACGGTTTCCCAACCAAAGCACCCATATTCTCACTGATCGGATCGCGGGGTTTCTGGTCATCTGCAAGCGGCACGATCTTGTCCGCATTCTTTATACCCAGCACGTCCAGCATCTGCCGGTGGAGGTATGGCAGGTCATAAATCTGTGGAGCTTGCTGCGCCATCTGGAACGCAGCCTGATACTGCACCACCCTCTGAGCCATTGTGGTCGCGTTCGGGTCGCTAACTGGAATTACCTCAACTACTGCATAATCTTCAGACCGCGCCCGCCGGTCCACCCCCTCCGGAATATAGTCATATGGCTCATCCGCATACTCGGCAATAATCTCTTTCAGGAGCTTGAACTCCTGTTTCATCGCAAAGTGAACCCGTGCCTGAACCGCAGACATGGGCTTGAGAGTCCGCTCAAGAAGGGCAAGTGTGGTACCGACAGGCGCATTCGCGCTCATGTCGGAGATGTTCATATCGCTGATCGCAGCGAGTCTCCGACCTTCCTGCGTAATCTTTTCCAAAAGTGCAGCGAGGACTTGCGACGGCTCCTTATACGGAATCGTCATGATGTTGTCTTTAATCGACCCGCTCGGCACGTCCACATCCCGGAACTCACCCGGAGCAATCGGTGTGTCATCACCCTTGATCCGCAAGCCTCTGGACTTCAAACCCCCGGGTAAATTTGCAAGTGTCCCCGCATCCACAAGCTGACGGATGATTGACGTCCCAGCAATCGCATACCCACCCACAATATGAATGAGCCCCAAGCCGTAGAACCCGAACCCGGGGATGTAGATGTAATGAACGAAATGCTGCCGCTTTAACTGCAGCTCGTCATCCGGGTCCCAGTTACGTCGGATTGAGAGAACTTGAGAAGTTCCCTTATCAATTGTGATAACGTAAGGTTTGGCAAGACCGTCCTCATCTTCATCTTCATCAATACCTGGGAGGCAGTAGTCCACATGGATCTCGTAAACCGCATACCTATTGTCGTTCGAGAGCGTGTAACCCCCCTCTTCCGATTTTTTCTTTTCGATGTCAGTGAAAAAGTCTACGGGCTCACCCAGCTCGATGTCCCGATAAAAACCTGCAACCTGCAGCCGTCGCATCTCGTTTTTAGTCTTACGCATGATGTGGGTCACACGCTCAGCGTTCTCGATATGAGAAGCCCCGTAGGGAATAATCACATCTTCTGCAGGTATATAGACCGAGACTTGCCGTCGCAACCGGGGGTCATAATAAACTTTCTTGAACGCCGAGCCCGCAAGACCTAATGAATACAGCATCCGCTCATGCTCTGACCGATACTCCACCATGCGCTCAGTGAGCTGGTAGTTCATATCTGCCCGAACTCGTTCCGCAGCCTGTTCTTTCAGGCGATCTACTTCGCCTAAGATCTTAGTCTTAACTGGACCTGCTGCAGGGAACGTCTCACTCATTGTCTCTGCTTGAAAACGAATCACGGCTTCAGCCAGCAGATTTGAATACACCCCGCAGGCATCCTCCCACGGGTCGGTCCGCTCTTCGTACTTGAACCCAAGCACTTCTAAGCCCTTGACATACATATCGGCCCAGTCTTTACGTGCCGTCACATCCGCATCAACGAGACCCATTAATTCAGAGGCAAGATTAGATAAAACTGCCTCATCTAATCTCTCTGCGAGATTCTCATCAAACTCACCCTCTTCTTCAATATCCTCAGGGTTAAGAGTAATCTCCATACTCCCATCCGAGAGAGTAACCGACTCGGGATTGACAATATCAATCTCAAGAGGACCCATGTCCTCCCCCTCTTCTAAGGTAGCAATCCCTATAGGGGCAGCGTAGAGACTGGGGGTCATGCTGTTGGTTGCCATGATTTATCCTGAGGTGTACTTAATAGTACTTGTTACGACCACGCGAGCGATACATACTGTAAGGCTCATCTTTGTAATCATTAGGTAGACTGATAAACCCACCCTGCCTAAACCGCATCAATGCCATAACCGTCGAGTCTACCAGATCGTCATGACTCATAAACGGAAAACCGGCAAGCTCTTCAACTACTTCTTCAGCCCATCTCGTCTCTGGCACCCACACCAGTCCTGACGAGATAATATCGGCAACAGAATTTAAACGGGCTAACTTATCACCCGTCCCTCTGTGCGGAGTGTACTCCTGAACCGGTATACCTGTCCGCCTCATCTCCTGATATAAGGCAGTCCCTGCGGATTTCTTTTCCACAATAAACGAATCAGGCTCCCACTCCTTCCATTCTTCATAGGCTTTACGCTTGAGTTCTGGAAACTCAAACCGGTCCTTGATTGAATTCAGAAGAATAATATTATGGGCATCTGTTTCTTCATTGAAAAAAACGCCCCAAGTCGTGATTGCAGTATAGTCTGCACGGTTGTGGGTTTCAGCCGCCGCATCAAGACTCATGATGATGTACTCACAATCGGGCGGATCTTCTTTCTTCCAAATCTTCCACCACTCCCGCTTGATTACGGCGGCTTCTTCAGCCGTTGGGTTCTGCTGATACTGGGCGTTCCATTGAAAAAGCGGCATCGACGCTTTGGTTCGATACAAGGCATCGAGATTAAAGAACTCCGGCCATAATGGCTTCTGTTTGGTCGCCCCAGTTTTCTTATCCTCGACAGTTAGAATGGCAGGGAACTCGACAATCTTATATTGGTCAGAACGCTCGTTCTGTACCATGTCTCGTGTAACGCGCCCTGTTAAATCATCCTGATGCCAACGAGTCTGAATAATGGCAACACGTCCACCCGGCATCAAACGTGTCCGAGCACCATACGTAAACCACTCGTAGGCTTTGTCAAAGACGTCAAAGTTTCCATTAATAATGTCTTGCTCGTTATGAGGGTCATCTACAAGAAGCAAATCTGCACCTCGTCCAGCTAGAGCGGACCCCACACCGCAAGCAAAATACTCGCCCCCTGCACTAGTGTTCCATCGACCGGCACTCTTGGAATCAGAAGCAAGACTGACATGTGGAAAAACCTCTTTATATGCAGCAGAATCGATAATATTACGTACTTTTCTACCAAAATCAACCGCAAGATCTGTGGTGTGCGACACCATCAGCACCTTCTTATTGGGGTACTTACCCATAAACCAAGCCGGAAAATAGATTGAAACGAGCTGAGATTTACCGTGGCGAGGGGGCATATTGACGCAAATCCGGTCTTCTTCCCCTGCAGAGATCTTCATAAGCAGGTCTGCCAGCCTCCGGTGGTGTTTCCCAACCAGATAATCCGGCTGCATATGCTTGCAAAACTCAATCAAATCATCAATACATGCATTCGCATGTTGTCTTTTCTCCAAAATATCCGTGATTTTTAGAATTTCAGCCTGTTCTTCCGGAGAAAAAGCGTCCAAATTGTCCAGCATCTGCTGGACTTCGTATTCTGTAAAATCTAATGGGGTGTCACTTAGCATGGTTGGTATCAGTTTCCTCAGAAACTGCATCTTCAGCTACCCAAACTTCTTTTTCAGACAGTCCTAGCTCGGCATCGACATCGATTATGTCGTTAGCAGGGTCGATTTTTTGTGTGGTCCGGGTCAACTTTTGCAGTTTTTCCCTTAACTTGTTCCGTAATTCGTCGGTTGTCTGATGCGTGATAGTCACTTCTGACCGATCTGTGAAGAGTCCAACATCCGAATGCTTACCGAGCAGCTCCAGTGCCTTGATCCGGATACGAGGATCAGGATTTTGAGACTCTTCCAGCAACCTATTGGTGACAAGATTGCGTAACTCCACCGCTTGATGCACCACATTTCTTCCAAACTCGTCAAGATACGAGCGGATGTGTAGCAGGGAAGCAGGCGTTAACGTCGAAGCCTTAATTGTATTGACTTGTGTAGAGGTTTTTTGCTGGTCGGCGGCAAAAGCGCGAGTAATGACTGCAGCAACCTCTTTATCCTCGTCAGTGGGGCTGACGTCGAGACCCGCACGTTCTAAATCTGCAACGGTCTCAACCATTGCTTCAAGACGTATGTCAAACGGCAGCTTATCTGCAGGGTCGGATAGCGGCACACCGTATTCTGGTGAAATATTTATGCTCATAGCTTCGCAAGTCCTTGGACTGTTTATTGGAATTTATATAAAAAAGATAATTTTTGCAAGGGGGAGGTTGGGACTCCTAAGGGGGGTGTTTCTATAAATGAGGGGGGTGGGGGAGG